CACGAGTGGTTGGAAGGATTACTTTTCCGCATGGGCCACGATCGGAACGGACAGCTACGGATCCGAGGACAAGGGCGTGGTCATCAATCCGGAGGAGACACTGAATTTCACGACAAGATGGTGTACGGAGCTGGCCGCAGTGGAATCCACAAAGTACAGGATCCTCTGCGAGGGGAAGACCTATAACATTATTTTCGTGAATCCGATGGGCTATAAGCATAAGTCGCTGAAGTTCACCGGGAAGCTCTACAGGGAGAAGTCATGAGCGACAGGGTAACGATTGACGGAATGACAGACGCCATCATGGGCGAGCTGGAAAAGTACCGGGACATGGCTGCGGAGGATCTGAAGGAAGCGGTCAAAGAGACCGGAAACGATGTGAAGAAGGATATCTCTGCAAACGCGCCGGTCAGGACCGGGAAGTACAAGAAGTCATGGGCGGTAAAAAAGACGGCCGAGACGGCGGAGTCCATAGAGCTTGTTGTTCATTCCAGAAACCGGTACCAGATCGCTCACCTTCTGGAGAACGGGCATGCGAAGAGGGGCGGCGGCAGAGTGGCTGCTATTCCTCATATCAAGCCCGCGGAGCAGAGGGGAGAGACGGAGCTTATAGAGAAGATCAAACGGAAGCTGGAGGGAGGCGGCTGATGTGACATACGATGATGTGATGGCAATGCTGCAGGAAGCTGACCTGCCGCTTGCCTACGATCATTTTGCTGAGGGCGAATCTCCGGATCCGCCTTTTTTGGTGTTTCTTTTTCCGGAATCGGAGAACGTCTTTGCTGACGATACGGTCTACCAGAAGGTCGAGGACCTGAACGTGGAGCTGTATACGGACAGGAAGGACCCGAAGCTGGAGAAGAAGCTGGAAACGATATTGACAGAGCATCAGTGCCCGTATGTGAAGACGGAGGTCTGGATCCCGGATGAGCGGATGTACGAGGTGCTCTATCAGACGCAGATCATAAAGGAGGATTGAGATGGCTGCAGTAAAGAACAAGGTGAAGTTCGGTCTGAGGAACTGCCATTACGCGCTTGCGACGATGGATGATTCCCAGAACGTGACCTTCAGTACGCCGGTGCCGATTCCCGGTGCGGTATCCCTCTCGCTGAGTGCGGAGGGCGACAATGATCCGTTCTATGCGGATGATTCGGTTTATTTCCTGGTGGCGACCAATACCGGTTATTCCGGTGACCTGGAGGTTGCCATGATCCCGGAGAGCTTCCTGAAGGATGTCCTGAAGGAAACTGAGGATGCGAATGGGGTCATCGTGGAGAACAAAGACGCGGAGCCGGCGCATTTTGCCCTTCTTTTCGAGTTCACGGGTGACAAGAAGCAGATTCGCCATTGCATGTACTATTGCAGTGCGACAAGACCGGCCATGGAAGGCGACACCAAGGAAGACAAGACGAATGTGAAGACCGAGAAGATCTCGATCACGGCGACACCGCTGCCCAATGGCATCGTGAAGTCCAAGACCGGGTCCAATACCTCGGATACCGTCTACAACGACTGGTACAAGGAGGTCTACATGCCTTCTACGACGCCGGCATCTACGGAGACAGAGACAGGCGCATAAGAATAAGGGCTGTGGTGGCTGAAAGTATCAGCTGCTGCAGCCGGTTTTTCGGAAATGGCAGATGAGACTGCCTGAAGGAGACAGTATGGCGGTTACAAAAGAGATTGAGATTGACGGGATCCCGGTGAAGTTCAAGGCATCGGCGGCAATCCCGAGATTATACAGAAACAAGTTCGGAAGAGACATCTACAGGGACCTGGCAAAGCTCCAGAAGGCGATTGAGGAGAACGACGCGGAGAATTCCTCTCTGGATAACTTCTCCCTGGATGTGTTCGAGAGCCTTGCCTGGCTTTCCGCCTGGCACGCGGATCCGCAGCATGTGCCGGACAATCCGGATGAATGGCTGGATCAGTTCAACACTTTTTCCATCTATGAGATCCTGCCGCAGATTATCGAGCTCTGGGGCATGAACGTGGAGCAGCAGGTCGAAGCTAAAAAAAACTTCCCGCCACAGACCGGGAAATGACAACTCCGCTCTTTCTGCTGCGATGTGTGCAGCTGGGGATCAGCCTGCGGGACCTGGATCTTCTGACCATAGGAACGGTCAATGACATGTATGCGGAAATGAGCAACGACGACTACGACGGGTACTGCGAGATTGCGACCGAGGCTCAGATGGATGCTTTTTAACTACCGCAGGATTCGTTTCACATATTTTTAAGAATTCCATCATTGACAATAGTGCGAAAATGAACCATTATAGTTCAATAGTGAACTATATGGAGGCGGTGAAATGAATCCGAGAGAAACAATGAAGAAGATAAATTCGCTCTATGATGTGGTGGATAAGGTTTATTTAAAAATTGCTTCAGAGAACGGCCTTTCATACAATGCACTGATGATGCTGTATATGGTGGAGGAAGATGAAAAACTGACACAAAGAAAAGTATGTGACGAGCTGCATCTTCCAAAGTCATCTGTCCACAGCATCATATACGAACTGATCAAGCAAGGATTTCTGGAATTGACGGAGGGCGGCAATCGAAAAGAGAAATATATCACTGCAACACAGGAAGGCCAGGATTTTATTCAGAAGATATCAGAGGAGACTGACAGAATTGAGACGGGGGCGCTTGGGGCAGTGTCGGAACGGGAGCTGGTACGATTCCTAAGAACAGCTGATACATTGGCCAACCGTATGGCGATGATGGCCGGGAAAGTATACGAAGGTGGTGAGCAGGATGAGTCTTGAGATCAGGCCGCTGCGAAAGCGGGATTTTGGAAAGGCAATTCAGTTTGCCATTACGGGAATGCATTTCAACCGATATACGAAGAGCAGAACAATACTGAATCTTTATGGCAGATACTTCTGGTACGATGAGCTTGAAAGGGCAAGTCAGGTCATTGCGGCATATGAGAGAGATCAGTTGGTGGGCGTGCTGCTTTCTGATATGAAGGGTGAGAAGAAAGCATACAGGTCCTTCTGGCGACGGCAGTATGTTCGCTTTATCAATGTTCTTCAACAGATTTTTTATAAGGGTGGCGTTGAACCCTACGAAGCTGCAAATAAAGAGATGTTCATAAATTTCTCCAGAAAGCATCAACCGGATGGAGAGATAAATTTTCTGGCAGCGGATCCTGAGGCAGCTGAACGGGGCATCGGGACGGCTCTACTGCATGAACTGGAGAGACGTGAGAAGGGCAAAACGATCTATCTTTATACCGATAATAACTGTACCTGGCAGTTTTACGAGCACAGAGGGTTTAAGAGAGTAGGAGAAAAGCAGGTAGCACTGGACTTTGATGATATGGGAGAAGTTCCGCTTTCCTGCTATCTATACAGCAAGGTGTGCGGGACAACAGACTGAACTTCATCACAGGCAATTTGGACAATATAAATATTGAAATAAGCACCTCTGCGGGGGTGCTTTTCTGCTGCTTATTTTTAGGAAGGAGGCCGGCATGGCGGACAGGATAAAGGGCATTACTGTCGAGATCAACGGTGATACTACCGGTCTTTCGAAGGCTCTTTCGCGAGTCAACAAGGAAATCAGGAATACCCAGGCACAGCTCAAGGACGTGAACAAGCTCCTGAAGCTGGATCCGGGAAACACGGAGCTGATCGCCCAGAAGCATAAGCTCCTGCAGCAGGCAGTTGAGGAGACTAAAAAGAAGCTGCAGTCCCTGAAGGAAGCCCAGAAGCAGGCGGATGAGGCGCTGAAGAACGGGAACATTTCCCAGGAGCAGTACGACGGCCTGCAGAGGGAGATTGCCGAGACTACACAGAAGCTGAAGGATCTGGAAGCACAGGCGGAGCAGTCGGCAACAGCCCTTCAGAAGATTGCGGCAGCCGGAGGCAAGCTCAAGGATATCGGCGGCAAGGTATCCGGGATCGGAAAGGATCTGACTACCTATGTGACGGTTCCTCTGGCAGCAGCTGGTGCAGCAGGCGTGAAGTCCTTTGCTGACGTAGACAAGACGATGGCTCTTGCCAACAAGACAATGGGAAATACGGCGGACCAGGCTAACACGCTGAACGCCGCCATGAAGGACGCAGCGGCCAATTCCACCTATGGGATGAGCGATGCGGCTAACGCTACCCTGAACTTCGCAAGAGCGGGTCTTGACGCGGAGCAGTCCGCAGCGGCTCTGGCACCTGCCATGAACCTGGCCGCCGGCGAGGGCGGTGACCTGGACACGGTCTCTGCTGGATTGGTGGCGACAATCAACGGCTTTCACGGATCCTTTGAAGAGGCCGGAACCTATGCGGATGTCTTTGCCTCTGCCTGCAACAACTCTGCTCTCGATGTGAACAGCCTGTCGTCCGCCATGTCTGTGGCAGCACCGATCTTTGCGTCGGCTGGCTATAAGGTCAATGACGCAGCCCTCTACATGGGTGTCATGGCCAACAACGGTATTGAAGCGGACAAGGCTGCCAATTCCCTGAAAACCGGTATCGCAAGGCTGGTCTCTCCGGCGAAGGACGGAGCTGAGATGATGGAGCAGCTGGGAATCTCCATCACGAACTCGGACGGGTCCATGAAGGATTCCGTTACCGTGCAGAAGGAACTGCATGATGCCTTCGCGAATCTGTCGGAATCGGAGCAGATTGCAGCTGCATCGGCTATCTTTGGGAAAAACCAGATGGCTCCCTGGCTGGCACTGATCAATACTGCACCGGGAGATGTGAATGAGCTGAATGCATCTCTCGCAGCCTGCGGCGGGACGACACAGGACATGGCGGACACTATGATGAACGGCTTCGG